CGACGACGAAACCTACCGGAGACTGCTGCGGGCCAACATCCTCGCCAAGCGGTGGGACGGCACCGTGCCGGGCGCGCAGGCCGCCTTCGACGTCTTCTTCATCGATCCGGCCACGCACGTGTTCGTGCAGGACAATGCGCAGGTTCCCTACCCGCAGATCCTGTTCGCCTTCGACGAAGAGGGAAAGGGGTTCGATCAGGCCTACTGGTTCGATCCCGCGGCGGCCAAGGCGACGACCGAGCGCGTCGACGTCTCCATGACGATCGGCGTCTCGGGCCGCATCCCAGGGCCCCTGGAGCTCGGGCTGCTGGCGCAGGATGCGATCCCGATCAAGCCGGCCGGCGTGATGACGACCTACGCCGTGACGAGCGTCGACGGTGCGGCGCTCTTCGGCTTCGACGTTCAGAACGAGTTCGTCTCCGGCTTCGACGCCGGAGCCTGGGGCGTCGAGCCCGAACGCCTCCTCGAGGCCTGACCTTTCGCGCGGGTTCGCGCCCTCCAACCCCTGAGAGCGACCATGGCTGGAACGAACGAGTTCGTGCCCTTCGGCACGGGTCCGGGCGCCAACGTGCTGACCGCAGCCGGGTGGGCAGCGCTCGGTGCGCGGTTGAGCGGTTTCGCCGGCGGGGTGGCGAGTTCCGCGCAGTGCAACACCGCGTGGCGACAGTCGACCTCGGTCGCCGCGATGGTCGCGGCGTTCATTGCGAGCCGGAACTACGATGCGCTCGACAATGGCGATCAGGCTGGGCTGCTGGCGAACTTCAACGCGGCGCTCTCCGCCAAGATCGCGGAGTCGGCTCCTCTCCCTCCCGCACTCGCCCTCTGGCACTACGGCGAAGCCCAGGGCAACGCCAGCGCCTTCACGGCCAACGTCACCCCCGACATCGCGGGCTACGTCGCGGGTTACGCCTACAGCATCAAGATGGCGGCGACGGCGGTCGGAGGAGGCACCGCCGGCAACCTCGACAATCGAGGTCTGCGCCCCGTGGTCCGCGCCGATGGCACGCCGATCCGAGCGGGCGACTGGATCGCGGGCCAGGTCGTGCTGTTCCTCGACGACGGTTCCAACCTCCAGCTCGCCGGTGTCTTGACCTCGAATCAGCCGGCGTCGAGCACGGCGAGCTTCACGATGCCCGGTGCTGGCACGTGGACCGTCCCGGCCGGCGTCACGGCCATCAAGCGCATCCGGGTCTGGGCCGCCGGCGGGGCCGGTGGCGGCGCTGCGCTCGGTGCCGGTAATGGTGGCTCCGGTGGAGGCTCCGGCGCCTATGCCGAGGCGATCAACGTGCCGTGCACGCCTGGCAGCACGGTCGCCTATACGGTCGGGGCCGCAGGCACCGGAACGTCGGGCGACGGCAACGCGGGCGGCACGTCGTCCTGGGGCGGCCTCGTCTCGGCTCCCGGCGGCCAGGGCGGCAAGTACGCCGCGAACGGCATCGCGACGCCGAGCGGCGCAGGTGGGTCGCAGGCTTCCGGCGGCAACGTCCTGAGCCGGCCCGGCAACGCGGGCGGCACGGGCTTCATTGCGGCAGGCGGGTCTGCCCTCTCCGGCGTCGGCGCCCCCGCGTTCGGGGGCTCCCAGGTCGGCCCGAACACCGGCACCAACGGATCGAACGGCGCCTATCCGGGCGGCGGCGGGGCCGGCGGCGGCGGCGGGGCGGGCAATGCCAGCAACGGCGGCCCTGGCGCCGACGGCCTCATCATCATCGAGTACTGAGGGGAAGCCGCCGATGTCTGCCATGCTGCGCATCCAGGACGGCACCGCCGTCGAGGTCGTCGAGATGCCGTCCGGTGTCGCGCCCGAGGCCCTCTACACCCCCGAGTTCCGGGCGACGCTCGTGCCGAAGGGCGGCGCCGAGGTCGGCTACGTCCTCGATGACAAGGGCAAGCTGATTCCGCCGCCGGAGCCCGAGGCCGGCCCCGCACCGGTCGTCGACGTGACCCGCGCTCAGGCCAAGATCGCACTCCACCGCGCCGGCTACCTCGATCAGGTGAAGGTGCTCGTGGAGGAGGAGGGCGGCGAGGTCGCGATCTGGTTCGCCGAGGCCAACATGTGGCAGCGCGCGAACCCGCACGTCGAGACGCTCGGCGCGGCACTCGGGCTGTCGGCGGCGCAGATCGACGACCTGTTCCGGCTGGCTGCGCAGATCCAGGCCTGAGGCCGCGCCGTGACCAACATCCTGGCGCTGCCGTGCAATGCGGAACCGGCGGACATCGTCACGTTCACGAACGCCGACTGGCGTGACACGTTCGTATTCCTCGTCGCCGGGCAGGCGGCGGGCTACCCGGCCAGCGGCAACACCGGCAACGGGACGCTCGTCGTGAGCGAGGTGGCGGCTCAGGCCGCGCTCGGCACGCACACGATCGAGATCGTCGAGACGCCAGCCGGCGCGCCGGCCCGCTACGTCGTGCGCACGCCGAACGAGGTTCCGTCGGCCATCGGGGTCACGGGGGCGACTATCGCGGCGGGCGGGCTGACGCTCTCGCTCGCGCAGGGCGCGACGGCCTTCGTCGTCGGCGACACCTTCGCCATCGCGGTCATGCCCGTCCCGCTCGATGTCACCGGCATCCGCTTCGACCTGATGCTGCGCCGGAGCGCGGCCGCCGCGACCGTTTCGCTGTTCGCATCCTCCGCACCCGGCATCGACACCATCGTCAACGGCGGCGCGACCGGTGCCGCTGCCATGGCCGTCATGAGGGACGCGATGGAAGATTTGGCTTCCGGCTCCTACGCCTACGATCTCGTGGCCAGCGCGGACGGCGCGACCTTCGTGCCGTACTTCGGCACGGTCGAGCATCGCCGGGGCATCACCACGGTGGTGACCTGAGATGGCGTTCAAGGCGAGCCTCTCGGGCGCCCCAGCCGTCTTCGTCGCCGGTCCTGCCGGACCGAGGGGACTGGTAGGGCCCAAAGGAGATCAGGGCGGCATCGGCCCGACCGGAGCGACGGGGCAGGTCGGACCGCCGGGCAACCAGGGCAGCCCTGGTCCCGCCGGTCAGACGGGACCGCAGGGCGGTCAGGGCGTTCAGGGCCCCAAGGGCGACCCCGGCGCGGGCACGACGATCAAGGGCCGCGTCGCCAACTACGGCGCGCTTCCGACGAGCGGGCAGTCCGCCGGCGATACCTACATCATGGACAATGCGGGCACCGATCCGCAGGGACAGGCCTATAGCGTCGATGACGCCTACACCTATGTCCCCGGCACGCCGCCCTGGCTCTACATCGGCCCGCTCCGCGGCCCCAAGGGTGATGCCGGTGCACAGGGCGCCCAAGGACCGCAGGGGCCGGCCGCCAACGTCTCGCAGCTCGTCAGCAAAACGGGCGACGTGATGACCGGCGGCCTGTCGGCTGGTGACCCGAGCCTGCTGGCGCCGGTCGCGTTCGCGGCAAGCACTTCAAGTCACTCGTCGGGCTCGAAGCGGTCATCCATCAACATCGGCAACTACCAGTTCGGGCAGGATCTCAATCTCGACGGGACGAGGGACTGGTACTGGTACAGCTACGAGCGCGGCAGCGCCCCGTTTCGCGGGGGCATCGACGACGTTGTCCACTTCAGCCAGCGGCCGACGTTCGCCGGGGCCGTTCCGTGGGACACCGGCAATCTCAACCCCAGCCTCTTCCCAGGTACGGACGGTCAGTTCGCGACGCGTGCAGGTATCCCGAACCGGCCGACCGCCGACGGTGGGCGAGCCGCGCTCAAGGTACGCCCGGCGGTCGGCATTTTCAGCGGGCTCGATAGCCGCCAACTGGTACAGGGCCGGGCGCGGGCTTATGCCAACGAGCTGCTCTGCGGCGCCTTCGAGGATGCGGCCTGGGGCGGCCCGAACGGCAAGATCTACGCGCCGAACGTCATCTCGGTCGACGACACGCTCGACAACGGCTCATCGACTGGCACGAGTGCCGATCCATACGGTCAGCCGGAAAACTTCGGGCACACCGTCTCGCCGCTGCTGATCCAGCATCGCTACGGCGGCGGCACGGGCGTGCGGGAGACGATCCGCACGAACACGGTCGTCACGCAGGCGTCGGCGGCATGGAACCCCGCGCGTATCGTCGTCGGGATGAGGAACACCGTCTCGGTTCACGCCGCTGACGGCGGCACCGCCTTCCCAGGAGGCAACGTCAGTCCGTTCACAGGGGGCGAGGGGACGTTCTTCGCGCAGAACCCCGAAGCCTACCTGATGGACAGCGCGACCGACGTCCTGCAGGTCGCGGTCAGCGAGGCCAACGTCGGCATCTGGGGCAACGCCTCGGCTCGCATCCTGTACGGCTACAGCGTCGTCAAGCGCTCGGACAAGATGGCCGATGTGGTCGATGCGGCCTTCATCAGCAGTTCGATCACCAACTCTTCCGGGATCGCGACACCATTCCGGGATCAGTTCCTCGTCACCAACCTGAACGGCGCCAATCCGTGTGACCCGACTGGCACCATCATGCGGACCCGCGCCTTCAACGGCGCAGCGATGTCGGTCGCGACGATCTTCGACTTCCAGAACCTCGCGTGCGGCTCAATCCTCCGAGCGCCGAACACCGACCTCTCGCCGGTCAACTGGTCGCTCTCAGCGCCAAATTTCGGCGTGGAGATCGGGTCGCAGGCGCAAAGCGGAACGCCGTACTTCGACTTCCACACCTCCGGTCAGGTCATCGACTACGACTGCCGCATCGTGGCGAGCGGGGGCAACGGGACTGTCGGCGGGGGCGCGTTGAGCCTCATCGCGAGCCTTACCCAGACGCAGCAAATCGCGCCACTGGCCGACAACACCTACGCGCTCGGCGCCCCGAGCCAGAAGTGGTCGGTCGTGTACGCCGGCACCCAGACGATCAGCACCTCCGACGCTCGGCTGAAAGACATCTCCGGCCCGCCGGACGATGCGCTTCTCGACGCCATCGAGGACGTCGAAATCGTCCTCTACCGCTACCTCGACTCGATCGCTGCGAAGGGCGAGGACGGTGCTCGCATCCACGCCGGCGTCGTCGCGCAACAACTTGGGTCGGCGATGCGGGCGCGTGGCCTCGACCCCGCCGCGTACTCGTTCTGGTGCGCCGATCCCGAGGTCGAGACGGTGGAGGAAGACCACTGGATCGAGGAGCAGGATTACGAGGAGGTCGAGGTCGCCGACCAGACGCACGTTCTCGTGGGCGACCATGCGGTGCTGCGGGAGGTATCGCGCACCGAGAGGCGGCTGAAGCGTCGCAAGGTGCCGCTCCTCGACGAGGCCGGCGCGCCTGTCCGCGATGGCGGCGCGCTCGGATTGTCCGCCGGCAGCGGCGAACCGGTCATGGTCGAGGTGCCGGTGATGGTTCGCGTGAACCGCCCCCGGCAAGTCGCGCGGCCCGTGCTCGACACGGATGGCGAGCCCGTCATCCGCCTTGGCGTCCGCTACGGCGATCTCGCCATGCTGATGCTCGCCTGCGCGCGCCGTCGAGCGTTGCGGCTCGAGCGGCGCGTCGCAGCCCTCGAAGCCGCCGCCTGAGCCCATCCGAGGACCCCATGCCCCACACCCGCCCGAACGGGCCCTCCAACCGTGGCCGGACCGCCTGACATGGCGACCCTGACCGCCGTGCTCGACACGGCCGACTGGCGCCTCGCGGTCCCGCTGGCCCCGAGCGCGACCCCGGCCGACTATTCCGGAGGGCGGCTCGTGGCGGCGGTCACGGCCGTGCAGGGCGGGGCGCCGGTAGCGACGGCGGACTCGAACGACGGCTCGCTGGTGTTCGTGCCGGCGAGCGGGTCGGCGCCGGCCTACTTCACGCTCGACCTGCCGGTTGCCGCGCGGACCTTTCGCGTGAAGGCGGTCACGGCGGTGGCCGCCGACATCCTCTGGCACCCCGATCCGAACGACCCGGCGCCGGCGGACTGGCTCGGTCGCGTCCAGTTCCGTGTGCACCCCGGTTCCGGCTCCGCGGGCATCGCCCTGCCGGCCCAGGCGCCAGTGCTCATTCCTGCTCAGCCCTACGAAGGCCGGATCGCGACCGAGCCGATGGTGGTCGGGCCTCAGGGTCCGGTCGACCGCTCCTACACGGACGAGCAGGTGGCGGACCTCATTGGCGGGGCCCCCACAGGCCGGCAGACGCTCAAGGGACTGTCCGACGCGCTCACCGGCGGCGATGCGGCTGTGGCACAGGCGGCGGCGCAGGCGGATCAGGCCGTGGCCGCCGCAGCGGCGACCGATGCCACGTCGAAGGCGAACGCGGCCAAGTCGGATGCGATATCGGCGGCTGCGACAGATGCTGCGAACAAGGCCGCTGCGGCCCGCTCGGGTGCGGTCAGCGACGTAGTGGGAGGCGCCGGCACCAGCGCGAATACCCTCGCGAAGCTGGATGCGAAGAAGCCCGATACCTCCTCTCTCGGCGACGCGGCCACGAAGAACACTGGCATGGCCGCCGGCACGCTTGCGGCGGGCGATGATAGCCGGATCGTCGGTGCGACGCCAAAGGCGCGTCTCGGCATTGGTACCGCGCCCGGCGACGGCACCGCGCAGGACACACCCCTCGGCGCCGACCTGCTCGCGTGGCAGACGGCGGGCGCGACTGTCCTCGGCAACCAGTTCCCGACCATCACGGGCAAGCCGCTGCGCCTCCCCGCAGGCAGCTACCGTCTCACGACGCCGACCACGGTCCCGACGACCGGCACCGGCATGGGCGCGCTCGGCGATGGCACCTTCACGAGTCGGCTCGACGGCGTCACCTTCATCGCGAAGGACTTCCGCACCCGCTGGTCCGGCTTCTCGCTGTTCTCCAGCACCGGCGCCGTCGTTATCGGCAGGATGGGTCTCGTCTACCAGGGAGACGGCCGGCGCTTTTCCCTCGCCGATAGCCTGCATTTCCGCGACCTCGACGTCGCCATGCAGTTCGATGGCACAGGCGCGGCCGACAACCTCGTCAACATCATCTTCGAGAAGTGCAACTACGCGATCCGGATCAACGCGACGCTAGGCATCCAGGCGACCAATATCGAGGCCTTGAGCTGCTACGAGGTCGCCTACGATTTCTACGCCCTCGGCGAGGCCAAGTTCGCCAACTTCCGCAGCATCGGCGCCAAGTGCAACCTGCGCCTGCGCGGAGACACGCGCGGCCCCTGCGTCGAGAGCTACTTCCTTCAGGGCACGCTCACCAACGCCGCCAAGCGCAGCCTGCCGATCCTCGGCGTTTCGGACGACGGCAACGGCTTCGTGAAGCTGGCGCTCGCCACCAAGATCGCCTGCACGGTCGAGAACCGCGGCTCCATCTTCCTCGGCGCGGGCACCTATATCGGCTCGCGCGCCCGCGCACGGATCAGCGTCGGTCCCGAGATCGTCGGCCAAGTCGACGCCGTCACCGTCGCCGGCAGCGTGCAGCTTCTCACGGCCTCGATCCCCTTCACGACCGATCGCGGCGCGACCGCCGTCCTGATCGCGGCGAACATCAACGCGGGCACCGGAACGCACGGCTACACCGCCAAGGCGGTCGGATCGTCCGTCTCGATCGACGCGCCCCTCGCGGATGGCGCCGCCGCCAATGGCCGGTCGATCACCACCACGACGAGCGGCGGTCTGTCCTGCCCGGCGACGAACTACATCGCTCTCGTCCACGCCTCGCCGCACGGCCTCGTCTGGAACGACGACGTCTGGCTCGACACCGGCGTCATGTACGGGACCTATTGGGGCTCGTACCCGGTCCGCTACGTCGAGAGCCCGACGGTGGTCTTGGTCGAAATGCCCTACAGCGGCGCGGCATCCGGTCAGGCGTGGGTGCTGCCGCTCCTTAACGCTGGGGCGCCCGGCGCGCAGATCGCGAACACCGCCGGCGCCTTCGACAAGGGTGTCACGATCTCGTCGGCCGACGACACCACGATCACCCTCACCACGCCCTTCGCCGGCTTCCCGACGCTGCCGGCCGGTGCCTCCGTCACGATCGCCGGCTGGGACGTGATCATCGAGGCGATGGAGACCACCTCCGCGCGCGTGAACGACCACTTCTGGCACGCCGGCAACATCAACGGCCTGCTCATCAAGAGCGGCTTCAACATCAGCTTCAACAAGACCCGCCTCAAGAACCAGATCTGGATCCTGCACCGGGCAAACCCGGATCTCCGCAGTGCCCAGGTGAACTTCGACCGAGGCAGCGCCCGCGGCCGCACCTCGGACACCTACGACGACGTGCCGATCTGCGGCTCGCCGACCGGGTGGACCGACCGCTCCGGCAACGTCGACGGCAACACGACCCGGCCGGGCACTGGCTACACCTCGGTCGCCTCGCCGGCGAAGTCGCTGCCGATGATCGGCTGGGTCGCGCAGCTCATCGAGCAGCGCATCTACGAGGACCGGATCGAGTTCCGCATCCCGACCGCGACGGGCCTCGAGGTCAACACGATCAACGGCACGGGTTCCAAGTTCGGCGGCGTTACGCTGAAGGCGCTCGGCGCCGCCGTGAACGCGATTGAGATGACGGCGGGCCTCACAGGCGTGCGGGCGCTCATCAAGCAGGTCGGTGAGACGAACACGGGCCTCCAGATCGACACGGCTGGCGGCGCGATCGACCTTCGGACCGGCGGGACGCGGCAAGCCATCGTCAACAACACGACCGGGGCCGTCGCCTTCGTCGCGATCACCGGTGCGACGGGGACTTCCGGCCCCTCGATCCAGGCGCAGAGCGGTTCACTCGCCAACGCCGGCCTGCGCCTCGGCGGCTATCAGGGCGGCCCCGTCTCGGGGCTGACCCCGTTCAAGGACTTCAATTTCACCATCGCCACGAAGCCGGCCGGGTCGCTCATCGGCCCCGGCGGCCGAGGGTGGTGCTCCGACGCGGCGCCCGCGAACAATAAGGCCGCCTACGTCGACAACTCGAATGTCTGGCGGCTCTCCGCCACCGACGCGGCAATCTAGGGACCGCCATGGCCGAGACCGTGAAGATCCACCTCTACGAAGCCCTCGTCCGCTTCGACGAGGACGGGAACGCCGCTGCCCACATCCGCCGGATCAAGCGGCAGATCGGCGAGGACGGCGTTGAGGAGTTCGCCCGCGTGCTCCCGGCCGAACCGTCCGACCTGCCGGCGGTAGCCGCCGCCATCGGCGAGGAGAACGCGCGGCTCGTCGCCGAGATCGACCGCCTGACCGCCGAGAAAGCCGCACTGGAAGGGCAGATCGGTGAGGCCCTGAAGGCGGCCGAAGCTGCCGAGACGGGCCGCCTCGCCGCCCTCGCGCTGGTCTCGGCCCTCCAGGACGAGCTTTCCCATCTCGGCGCCGTCCAGGGCGTTTAGGCCCGTTCGCCTGACCGGCTCGCTCCATGCGCACCGTCCTGACTCCGCTCACACTGCCGCCGCAGGGCCCTCCCGGCGCGCCCGGCAAGGACGCGACGGCCAGGGGGTTCGGCCAGTTGCGGATCGCCGACATGCGCGTCGACCCGGAGGATGCCTTCGCCGCCGGCGTGCGGCAGCAACTCCGCTTCGTCCCCGACCCGGCGCAGACGCAGAACTTCCTGCGGCCACCCTTCACGGCGGTCGCGTGGATCGGAAACCGCCTCGTCGCCCGCCCCGGCGGCTACGGCGACTGGCAGGACATCATCGTCAACCTGCTCGTGATCCCGGCCTACGGGGGTGGGAGCATCGTCGCCGACCTCGACGTCGGAACCGGCACCCCGGTGCAGACCGCCGACTACACGCTGCGAGGCTCGGGCGTGGCCGAGCGGGTAAGCTTCCGCATGGGCATCCAGACCCTCAACGGGTTCCTCGCGAACGGCTGCGCGATCTACCTGACCGGGACGGTGCCTTTCGTGATCCAGTCCGAGGCGGTGGTCTACCTGCCGCTCAGCATGGGGCCGGGGCCGTGACAGCGATCTGGTACAGCGACGCCGACGACCGCATCGTGATCGAGGGCGCGCTCCAGACCTACGCGCCGCGCACCCTCATGGCGGTGGTGACGGACGCCGGCATCTCGGTCCGGCTGAAGGTGCGCACGACCAACGAGTTCGGGCCCTTCGCCTTCGACGACCTGACAGACGCGGCGGGCGACCGGTTCACCAGTACGGACGCGGCGCTCGCCTACCTGAACGGCGTGTTCGCACGAAAGCCGGCCATCGGCGAGATCTTCGGAATCGCGACGGTGTGCGAGGCCGACATCCTGCGGGGACAGCCGGTGGTGGTGTCCCGCGCGACCGGCCGGCTACTCCCGGCCCGCGCCGACATCTACCCGCTCGCTCTCGTCGTGGGTCTTGCCGAAGCCGACACCGCAGAGGGCTTCACGCTGCGTCCGGCCCGTGGCGCCGTCACGCTGGACGATTGGTCCGTGGTCCTCGGCGCGCCGACGCTCGCGCCCGGCCTGCCGTACTTCCTCGGCCCTGCCGGCGGCCTTACGGCCGATCCCGACCGCACCGCCGCCGCCCTGACGTGCATCGGGCTCGCCGCTTCGCCGACCACACTCGTGGTCGATCCCACCGATCCTGTCCTGCTCTGAAGGAGACGACGATGGTCCAGCGCAAACCCCTGGTGCTCGGCGACGATGGCCTGCCCCAGCAGCTTCAATCCGGCGACGCGATCTCGGTGCCGACGAACGCACCCTCGCTGCGGCCGGCCATCAACGGCGAGAGCGTCGCGATCCCGTTCGGCACGCCCGTTTACGCCTCGACCGGCACCGGCGTGAAGCGCGGGCAGGCGAACGCCAAGGCGACCGCGAAGATCATCGGGCTCGTCTACGACGCCAACGTCGCGGCGGGCGCCACGGGCAGCGTCGCGCAGGGTGGCATCCTGACCGGGACGACGGCGCAGTGGGATACGGTGGCCGGTACGACCGGCGGCCTTGCGTTCGGGACCTACTACTTCCTCGACGCGGCCAACCCCGGCAAGCTCACGGCGACCGCACCGACCACGGCCGGGCAGGTCAACGTCTGCGTCGGCTCGGCGCTCTCGTCGACCGAACTCGAGGTCGACATCGAGCTTCCGATCCTGCTCTGACGGTGACGGGCCGTGGCCATCCGCAAGCCGCTCGTCGTCGGCTCCGACGGCCTGCCGCAGCAACTCCAGGCCGCCGACACCCTCAACATCAGCGCGCGGTTTACGGCGACCGCCACCGTCCCGGCGATCGCGCTGCTCGGAACGACGAGCATCACCTTCACCGTCGTCCCGGCCATCACGGGCGACGCGCTCGCGGTCGGTGAGCCGATCGACGTCTACGCGACGGGCGCCGATCTCCCGGCCGGCCTCGTCATCGGCCAAGCCCGCGTCGTGGCCGCCAACTCGGTGAAGCTGACCCTCTACGCCATCCTCGCGCTGAGCCTCGCACAGGCCGTCGCCTTCACCGTCGTGGCGCATCGGTAGCGCCGACCTCAGTTCCTCAGACCCAAGGTGATCCCATGGCCGCTGCCCTCGACAGGCAGGCGTTCTTCGCTGCCGTGCGCGCGAAGCCCTTCGCTGGAAGCCTCACGCAGTCCCAGGTCAATGGGATGGTGGCGCTGCTCGACACCTGTCCGGTCGATCTCGGCACGGATGCCTTCGCCTACTGCCTTGCGACGGCCTTCCACGAAACCGCCCGTACGATGCTGCCGGTCAAGGAGTACGGCGGCGCGGCCTACTACCAGCGCATGTACGACATCACCGGCGAACGGCCGGCCAAGGCGCGCGAGCTCGGCAACCTGACGCCGGGCGACGGCGTGCTGTTCTGCGGCCGAGGCTACGTCCAGCTCACGGGCCGATCGAACTACCGCCGAGCCACGGGGGAGCTTCTGAACCGGGGCTACCTCGTCCGGGGCCAGGATCTCGAGATCAATCCCGACATGGCGATGGCGCCCGACGTGGCGGCGGCCGTGATGTACCTCGGGATGCAAGAGGGCTGGTTCACCGGCAAGAAGCTCGGAGACTACTTCCGGGCCGGCCTCAGCGACCCGACCGGCGCGCGGTGGATCATCAACCGCCAGGACAAGGCCGCGGCCATCGCGAGCTACTTTCGCGACTTCCAAGGTGCGCTGAAGGCGGCGGGGCATCGGCCGGGCGGGGTCGCCGCCAGCGTGCCGACGCCGCCGGTCGAGGCGAAGCCGCTCGCGCCGCCCCCATACCGGAACCCCGGCGCCGTGGCGGCTCCGGCGTCGCCAAAGCCCGTCTCGCCACCGGCCGCCGAGCCGAGCAAGCCCGGTTTCTGGGCCTCGATGCTGGCGCGGCTTCGCGGCGCCTATCCCCCGAAGAAGGAGAACTGACCATGGCCGGTGGCATCGGCGGAGCGATCGGCTCCATCATCGGCGGCATCGTGACCGGTGGCGCGGGCCCCGCGATCGGTGCCGGCATCGGCGCGGCGATCCCGAGCGTGGCGGAGATCGCCAAGGTCATCGTCGACCGCACCATCCCGGACCCGACGCAGAAGGCCGAGGCACAGCGCGAGATCGAGCAGGCGCTGACGGCGCGGGAGACGGCGCTCACCGCCGCCGTGCAGGCCCAGAACGAGCAGCAGGCCGCCATCAACCTCGCCGAGGCCCAGGGCAACGACCGCTTCTCGTCGCGCTGGCGGCCAGCCGCGGCGTGGGTCTGCGTGGCCGGGCTCGCCTACCAGTACGTGGTCGCCCCCGTCGTCACCTGGGCCGGCGCCATCGTGGGCGTCGCGCTCGACGTGGCGTTTCCGGCGCCGCCGACGCTCGCCATGAACGACCTCTGGCCGATCCTGGCCGGTCTCCTCGGCCTTGGCTTCCAGCGCACCTACGAGCGGACCACGGGTGTACCGGGCGCGATCCCCGGGGCGCCGCAGCGCTGACTCCCCTCTCGTGAGGCCAGCCGCGCGAGGGCCCGACCATGCTCGACACCCATCAGAGAGGCGGGCCGGACGACGGACCCGAGGTGACCATGCCCGATAGTGCCGGCGATCCGACGTCCCTGGTCGCCCTTCAGATCGCGCAGGCGGTCACGAACCAAAAGGTCGAAGAGGTCGGCCGCATGGTGACGGAGCTTCGAGGCGAGCTGCGGGAGCTGAAGAGCAGCTTCGCCACCAAGGCGGAGCTGAAGGCTCTTGAGGAAGAGGTCCAGGGCCTCCGCAACTGGAACAAGTGGGTCGTGCAGATCATCGGCGGGGTCATCCTGACCGCGATCCTCGGCACGATCATCATCAAGGGCGGCATTCCGCATCCATGAGCATCCTGCATCGTCCCGAGGTGCCCGATCCCGAGATCGAAGCCAGCAGCCTGATGTTCGCCCGCGCCATCGAACTCGCGCATGGGCCGTCCCGCCGCAAGCCGATGAGCGAGCGCGTCGCCAGCGTCCTCTACTGGAGCCTGATGCTGCTCGGCTTCGCGTGGATCTTCTCCATGGCCGTCGACCGTGAGCCACCCGTCCGGCAGATCAGCCGGGAGGTCGTGAACCCGAACGGACAGGTCCGCGTCGGCGAGCGCCTGCTCGTGAAGGGCAACCGCGTCCGCACGCGCCAGTGCGAGCTGACCCGGCGCTGGTGGATCATCGACGGAGCCGGCCGCCGCCTCGACTTCGAGCCCGAGCGCTTCGACGCCTACGGCGAGGTCGGCAATGAAACCGAAATCACGGGGCCGTTCATCCCGCTCGACGCCATGCCGGGCCGCGGCCGCCTCAATGGCGTGCTGGCCTACGACTGCAACCCGCTCCAGCGGGCGCTCGGCTGGTCCATCGTCGTGATGCTGCCCCCGCTGAACTTCGAGATCGTGGCGAGGGCGCCGTGAGCTGGGACGTTGCCCTCTGCGCCGGGGTCGGGATCGGCATCCTCATCGGCTACTTCGGCGCCCGCTGGCAGGGATGGCTGGATCGGGGGCCGCCTTAGCCGTCTTCACCATCTGGTATGCCAGGCCTTGGCGATCTCCTACTTTAGTCTAAGTTCCGCGCCGAACCTTCCCAAGGGTTCTTCCTGAGTGACTCAGCCCGCCCGGTTCGCCGCGGCGGGCTTTTTGCTTTGATGCAGACCGAGGCTCGAAGCTACGGCTCTGCGGAAGCGGGCATCTGAGAAGCTTGATATGCTAAAAGGAATTCATCAGCCAGATAGCGACGCTCCAACCATTCGCTTTCCGATGTTCTGCCATCAACAGCTTGCCAGCAGAGCGAGCCTCTAAGCGAAATACCGCATGGCATAATGTGTGAACGAAGACCATCAGACTTGTCATATATGTATGTTTGGTCTGCATCCCTATCGCCGAAAGCTTTGAATGCAATAGAACCCTTAATTTTAGCATCTTTTGCTATTTCGTGCTTGCACAATGCAATTCTCAAATTCTCTATCTTTCGATAAAGTCTATCAGTGCGGACGGTATGTTCCAATATATGATTTCTTTCGTTAGTATGCATAACACGCATAACTTCATATAAGTCAGCAATCCATAAAGCCGAAAGCATAGACAATGATGATACTGAACCTGAATTACCAGAATTGATATCTTCTATAAGCTCCCTTTCCATGGCGCAAATAAGCATGTCGAATTGCGATACACGCTGAAGATTAGCTACCAGCAAGGACTTTGGAAGTAGGCCGCCCAATCGGAACGATAAAATAAGCCATTCCTTCCCTCTGTTGGAAAACTCTGCCATGGATTTGGAAATGGCCAAGTCGATTAAGTTCGTAATCTTCATTTGGCAACGCTCAGCGCTTCTCTACCGGCCCCAAAACCAACGCCGTCAGCACCATGGTCCGCTTGAAGCCGCGCGAGGCGTTAGGGTCCCTGAGCACGTCCGACGCCTGCCGGTGCGCCCGCACTGATTCCGCCGGGTTCACGGCGTAGCCCGCGCCCTCGAACACGAACAGCGTCGTCGTCGGATCGACCATGTAGGCGTCGGCCGCGGCGTGAAGCTGCTCAATGCTCAGCACCTTCGCCTTGATGAGATCGCCGAGGGTCTGGGGTGCGTCGGGCATGGTCGCAGGGTACGCGGGTTGCCCGGCCGGGCAAGTGGCGGCCGCCCCTCAGTCGACGAGCCAAGCGGCCTCCACGCCGGTCGCGCTGGCGATCTGACGGCGCTGCTCGTCGGTCAGGCTGCGGCGCCCGCGCTCGATGTCGCTCAGATGCCCCTGCGAGATGCCGAGGACGGCGCAGAGCCCGGCCTGCGTCAGGCCCTTGTGCTTGCGGGCCGCGGTCACCGGCGAGTCGTGCTCGGCGACGAGCTTCACGAACCAGTGCGGAACGGTGGCGGTCCGGCCCTCGGCCTCGTCGGCGAGATGATCCTCGGCGAGGCGCGCGGTTGCACGATCCTCGGCATCCTCGTCACCGGCGCGAGCCAGAAGAGCGTCGTACGCCCGGCGGGTGAGGACGACGAGTTCTTCGCCGCCGTCGGTCTTGATGATCTGGGGCTTCATGGTCGCCTCTCCTCAGTCGTAGATGTCACGGCGATTGCCCACCGCAAAGACCTCGATCGCGTCGGCCGTCTCAATGAACAGGGCGCGGTAGTCGCCGCTCCGCAGGCGGACGCCGGGGCGGCCGACCAGCGCCTTCGTGTTGCCGGCGCCCGTCTCAGCGTAGGCCTCGACCTTCGCCAGAATGGCGAGGCGGGCGGCCTTCGGGAGCTTGCGGAGGCTCTTCAGGGCGGCGGCGGTGAAGGCGATCTGCTTCATGGCGATAATATCGCACACGCCTGCGATATTCGCAAGCGCAAATGCGATGCAGACGCGATAAAATCGCAGCTGTTGCGCCGTCCACATCCATCCACAGGGGGCTCTGCGACCTCGGCCGTTGACCCTTGCGCAACCGATCTGTTCTACATTCGTTCTCATCCGGGAGCGAGTCGATGGATATGGTGCATACGGCCGGGAGGGCCTCGGAGATCGAGCGCACCGCCGAGGTCTACCTCGCGCGCGCCGCCGGCAATCCGTCGGCAGCGCTTCGCCTCGCCATCAGGGATGCCTTGGCGGACGCGTCGACCAGAAGCCGTCGGCTTGGCAATCCCGAGTGGCGAGCCCCCAAGGGCCGTGTCCGTCCGGCACGCTCACGCACCAGGGCCTAGCCCAGATGGGCAGGGTCGCGTCCGCCTATCGCATCATCGACCCGGCCGATTTGCCTTCCGGCCTCGTGCGGGTGCCGCTCATGGGTCAGGCGCTTTGCGCGGGCTTCCCGAGCCCGGCCGACGACTTCCTCGAAGGCGCGCTGGAGTTGCCGCGCTGGCTCGTCCCGAACCCGCCGGCCACCTTCCTCTGGCAGGTCCGGGGCGACTCGATGCGCGGCGCCGGCATCTTCGACCGCGACCTCGCCTGCGTCGACCGTAGCCTCTCGCCCGTGCACGGCAGCATCGTCGTCGCCAACGTCGACGGGCAGATGTCGATCAAGCGCTTCCGCCTCGACGGCAACCGGGCCCGGCTCGCCTTCGACAACGAGGAGATGCCGGCCTTCGCCGTCGACGATGTGACGGAGGTCGAGATCTGGGGTGTGAGCCGCTTCTCGTTCCGCTGGCATCTCCCGCGGGCGGCGGCCGTGCGATGACCCGCGCCGTCGCGCTGATCGACGGCAACAGCTTCTACTGCTCCTGCGAGCGGGTGTTCGATCCGAAGCTCGACCGCGTGCCCGTGGTGGTGCTCTCGAACAACGACGGCTGCGCGATCGCCCGGACGAGCGAGGCCAAGGCGCTCGGGATCAAGATGGGCACGCCCTACTTCCAGATCCGAGAGATGTGCCGCAGCCAGGGCGTGCGGGTGTTCTCGTCGAACTACACCCTCTACGGCGACATGAGCCGGCGGACGAACGAGGTCTATCGGGGGTTCGCGCCGCGTGTGGAGATCTACTCCATCGACGAATCGTTCCTCGACCTCTCCGACGTGCGGGAGGGCGAGCGCGTCGAGCTAGCGCGGGACCTGCGCGCCACGGTGCGGGCCTGGACCGGCATCCCGACCTGCGTCGGGATCGGCCCGACAAAGACGCTGGCGAAACTGGCCAACCACATTGCCAAGAGCGTGCCAGAGCTCGGCGGGGTCTGCGATCTCACGGACGATGCCGCCTCAGCCTACTGGCTCTGCCGGGTGCATGTCGGCGAGGTCTGGGGGATCGGCCGCGCCTCGCTCGCCAAGCTCGAGGCCATGGGCGTCGACTCGGTGGCGGATCTCCGCGACCTCGACCCGCGGCCGGTGCGCAAGGCCATGACGGTGGTCGGCGAGCGCCTGATCTACGAGTTGCGCGGGTTGCCGTGCCTGCCCTTCGAAGCGCTGCCGGCGACCCGGAAGGGCTGCGCCGTGACGCGCTCGTTCTCCTCACGCATCACCGACCGAGCGCGCCTCGAGGAGGCGGTCTCGGCCCACTGCACCCGGCTCGGCGAGAAGCTGCGGCGGGAGGGCCTCGGCACCGACCACGTCACCGTCTTCTACCACACCAGCGAGCATGACCGCGGCGAGCCGATGCGCTCGATCTCGACCACGGTGCGGCTGCCGGAGGCCTCGAACGATACCCTGACCCTGATCAAGGCGGCGCGCCACGGCGTCGCCAGGACCTGGCTCGACCAGCGCGATCCGCCCTGGCGCTACTCGAAAGCGGGCGTCATCACCGTCGACCTCGTGCCGCTCGCGATGAGCCAGCGGGCACTGATCGGGCAGCTCGATCGCGAGCGCTCAGGGCCGCTGATGGCGGCGATGGACGCCTGCAACGCGCGCTTCGGCCGCGGCGCCGTGGTGCCGGCGCGCGCCGGGCTCGTCGCCAAGCGCGACTGGTCGACAAAATTCGAGATGAGGAGCCCGCGCTACACCACGCAGGTCGGCGAGTTGCCGGTGGCGGTGGCGTAGGGGGCCTACCGCGGCCTCCGCCGCTCTTCCTCGGCGACCGCCTCGACGGCCGCGATCACGTTCTCCAGTTCCGCGATCTGGCGGATGACGCTCGCCGCCGGCAGCGCGTCGACTTCGGCGGCAGCAAGGATCAGTGTGCGCTGGTGCGCCTTGAGACGCTCAAGGAGCGCGATGAGCTTGTTAGGCATTGCGGGGCTGTAACGACCATGGCCCGTGCCGGCAACGGCGACATCACCCGCCCTGACCCCTCCCGTCGCTCCTGCCCTGAGCTAGGGGGCGGGCGGGTCTGGAAGCCACTGCCAATGGGTAGGGTGCCAGCGTCTTGCAGTCTGCTCGTTGCCGCGATCGCATTCAAAAAGCCAACGCCCTTCTCCGCGAGGGCGATGATCGCCGTTGTCCCAAAACCCCGCGGCCACGTCTGCGCCATCCGTCAAGATGATCTCGGTGCCGTCTCGCGGCGCGGTTTCAACTGGCATCCATCCGGGAGCAGGCATCGGAAAGTCGATGTCGTCGTAGCTCATCGGTCTTCTCTCCTCCCACGCCGCCATGGCGGTGTTAGATCGGGGCCACCCTAGCCTAGCTGTGCAGCCGTCGAAGCGAGCGATAGATCTCGGGCTCCGGGATCGGATCGCCGGGCTTCAGAGGCTCGCCATTGCGGTGGTAGCTCTCCGGCTCAGGTCCACAGCAGGCTGCGTGCAGCGGCCCCTCGGTCACGTCCTCGTAGTAGAGGTCGCCGTCCTTCACCGGGCATTGGCAGGCGATGCAGATCGCGAATTCGTCCTCGTCCATCCTCTCCTCCTTAGATCAGGTCCCGCTTCGTCACGTCCCCGCAGGAGGGGGCGGGAGGGGCATCCAGTGAGTGGGGTAGAACGGGCCTCCCCACACGTCGCTCGGGTCGTTCCCCAGCTCGTACCAGCCCTCGTCGGGGCAATGCCGACCGCACGTCACCCATTCATCGGCCACGGCAAGAAGGATCGCCACGCCATCCGTCGGCGCTGTCTCGATAGGGTGCCATCGCTGGACGTGACCGATGACGGTCGCCGGCAGCGGCGGGAAGGA